AAGTAAAATGGTAGACGAAAAAACAGGGTTTCATCCAGCAGACACAAACGGGGACGGAGAAGTATCCGAAATTGAAAAAGAAATGTATCTAGAATTCAAACGTAAAGAATTAGAAGATAAGGATGCTCAACGAGATGCTATTCGTAAGATGGCATGGTTTTCTTTAGGGGGTTTACTACTTTATCCTTTTGGTATCTTTCTAACATCTTTGTTTGCATTAGACCAAGCGGCAAATTTAATTGCAGATATAGCTCCAACTTACTTTGCCTCAATCGCAGTACTAGTGTCGGCCTTCTTCGCCGCAGATGCAGTAGGGAGTAAGAAATAATGGAAATGTTACTTGATTTAGCAATGACTTTTTGGCAGTGGACAGTGCTAGGCGTTTTAGTACTTGCGGGCTGGTTAGTAAATAAATTTGATAAAGAAGAAGAAGTACTGATTGATTTTAAATACCCAGAAATGCCAAAAATGCAGCCTGTACCAATTGCAACAAAAGATAAAGGTTTCTGGAAAGGCATTTTAATGTGGTTAATGGGTAGTCGTAAATGGGTAATCTGCGAAGATTTTTACTACACTATCGGAGAAGAGCAATACAAGATTCCTAAAGGTTTTGAGTTTGACGGAGCATCTGTACCAAAGTTTTTAGCAACTTTTCTTTCTCCTGTCGGCGTATTACTCATGGGCGGTTTAGTTCATGACTATGGCTATAAGTATGCTACTCTTATGAGAGCCGATGGAACTATTATCGGATACCGCGATCAAAAGCACATGGACGGAATCTTTAGAGATATTTGTATAGAAGTAAATGGTTTCCGTGTTTTAAATTATCTAGCCTATTGGACACTGCGTTTAGCGGGTTTTGTAGCTTGGAACGGACATAAGAAGAGGGGTACTCATTGTGAAATTCATTAAAGGTTTATTAAAAGAGCGCACATCTTGGGATGGCGTAATGCTTATTGGAGTCTGCGGATCAGTAATATTATTCGGCGGACTAGCAAAAATGCTAGCATGGCTAGGGCTAGGCTATGGCATTTGGACACTACTAAAGTCGGAGAAGTAATGTTAGGAACTCTAAAAATGCTGCCTATTGCAATTGTACTCGCTGGTGCAGGGTATGCTTACCATACAACTATTGTAGGACAGAAAGACCTTGCGATAGTGCAGCTAGAAAAGAATAATGTAACTCTAAAAGAGAATACTGTAAAATTAGAGATTGCTTTTGAAACCGCAGAAAAAGCAAGAGTTCAATCAGAACAAAACTTGCAAAAACAACTAAAAGTAATNGGAGAGCTTAGCGAAAAGAATAGCGCTATGCAGACAGAAATGGACGATTATTTATCTATTTTTAAAAGACANGACCTTACAAAGCTANCAAAAGCAAAACCAGGGCTTATACAGCCTAGAATTAATAATGGTACTAAGGAAGTGTTTCGAGCAATAGAANAAGCTAGTAAGGAGGTTGAAAATGCGGATTCTAATTAGCCTATCNTTAATAATGCTTGGAGGCTGTTCACTATTACAGCCACAACCTTTACCCGCTCCAGAGCCTATTATAAAAACGGTTACTGAGTATAAAACACTAGAAATTTATCAACCCCCTTTGCCTAAAGCTATAAATTTACAAGACATTGAATTTTTCGTGGTTACAGAGAAAAATTTTGAGGAACAAGTAGCACGCCTCAAAAAATTACAGGATGGATCTTATGTACTTTTTGGAATTACTCCTTTAGACTACGAGAACATGTCCTACAATTTACAAGAGCTTCGTAGATATATTCGACAACAAAAAGAAATAATTATCTACTATCGTGAAGCCACTCAAAATGATGTTGGTACTGATGCCGAAGATTGGCTAGAGCAGAACGACAAAACAATAGAAGATCAAAAATCAGAGTAAAATAAGATGGCAATAGAAATTAGTCGTTTAGACATAGTGGGTGACGAGCTTCACCCTTTACAATCTGAGACACGCTTTCTTAAGTTAGCCGTAGCTCCTTATCTTGACCTACTAGGTGTTACACCTTTACCGTCTCAGATAGCAATTATTAATGCTATTAATAATCCTAAGTATCGTTTTGTATGTGCTGCAGTATCTCGAAGACAGGGCAAAACGTACATTGCAAATATAATCGGGCAGCTAGTATCTCTAGTGCCTGGTTCTAACATCCTTATTATGTCCCCCAACTACTCGCTGTCTCAAATTTCTTTTGATTTACAAAGAAATTTAATCAAGCACTTTGACTTAGAAGTAACAAAGGATAACGCAAAGGATAAAGTTATAGAATTGAGCAACGGCTCTACGGTTCGAATGGGTTCTGTAAACCAAGTTGATTCCTGTGTAGGAAGAAGTTACGATTTAATTATATTTGACGAGGCGGCGTTGGCAGACGGACGTGATGCGTTCAACGTAGCTCTTCGACCTACTCTAGATAAAGATAACTCAAAAGCTATTTTTATCTCTACTCCTCGGGGCAGGAACAACTGGTTTGCGGAATTCTTTGATAGAGGTTATAATGATGAGTTTCCTGAATGGTGCTCTATACGAGCTACTTATAAAGACAATCCACGCATGTCTGAACTGGATATATCAGAAGCTAAAAAATCTATGTCCGACGCTGAGTTTCGACAAGAGTATGAAGCCGACTTTAATACTTATGAAGGACAAATATGGAACTTCAATTACGAGAGTTGTGTTACCAATAATGAAGCTCTCGATATATCTAATATGGATGTATTTGCTGGTCTCGATGTGGGTTATCGTGATCCAACTGCATTCTGCGTCGTAGCTTATGACTGGGACAATCAAACATATCATATATTAGCGGAGTACTTAGATGCAGAAAAAACTACTGAGCAGCACGCTCTTAAAATACAAGAATATATTGATAAGTTTGATATTGATTATATCTATATTGATTCTGCTGCACAGCAAACTCGATTTGACTTTGCACAAAATTATGACATTAGCACCATCAACGCTAAAAAATCCGTACTTGATGGAATTGCACAGGTAGCAGGTATCGTAGATAATGATAAATTACTTGTTGATCAAAGATGTGATGAAGTACTATCCTGCTTAGATCAATATCAGTGGGACCCAAACCCTAATTTGGCCAGAGAAAAGCCAAAACATAATCGAGCATCCCATATGGCNGATGCTCTAAGATACGCACTGTATTCGTTCGAAACTAGCAATAGCGGGTTCTAGAGACCCCTGTAAAAAATAGTATTTGACAATTTATCCTATAGAGGCTATAATTCAAAATGAAAAAGCTCAAAAGAGATCCAGTAAAATATATACGAGATCGCGCGAAATCAAAGTACGAAAAAGGTACAGAGTGTGAAATTTGTGGAGCAGACACTCAATTAGATTTTCACCACTTTTTTACTTTAGCTCCTCTATTAAGGGATTGGTTAAAGATAAAACAAAAAGAGCGCCCAGATCACTACGTAGATGAGTATATTATTATCTGGAGAGATGAGTTTATAGAAGATAAGTGGGCGGAGCTGTACAATGACACAGTGACACTTTGCCATAAGCATCATTTGGAACTGCATAAATTATACGGCAGAAATCCAGCCCTAGTGACAGCAAAAAAGCAAATGCGCTGGGTAGAGATTCAAAGAGAAAAACATGGCATGGTATGATAGGATAATTGGCAAAAAGCCCGAAGCGGAGGAAAAGTTAAACCCTGCGCAGCCATATTATGACCACAAAATAGACCCCTCTCGAGAAAGAACAATAAACTACGAGAGGGCGTATGAAGACTTAGAAATTGTAAATCGCGGAGTCAACCTTATTGTAGACGACGCAGCGGAAATACCTACTACTGTTGGAAGACAGGTTCAGGGTATGCAAAGTGTGATAAAAGGTATTAAGCGTTCTAGAGTCGAGCTACTCCTCAATAAAGAACCTAACCCTTTTCAAGATATTAGCACCTTTCGCCGTAACTTAATTACTGATTTTTTAATTGACGGAAACATATTTATTTACTTTGACGGGGTACACCTTTATCATCTACCCGCAAACAAGGTAAACATACACACAAGTGATAGTACTTATATTGAAAAGTTTACGTTCAATGAAGTAATAAATTATAAGCCTAGTGAAATTATTCACATAAAGGACAACTCATTCTACTCTATTTATCGAGGAGTTTCACGTCTCAAGCCTGCATTACGTACAATGGTACTTATGAGAAGCATGCGAGACTTTCAAGATAACTTCTTTAAGAACGGCGCTGTTCCAGGGCTGGTACTAAAATCCCCGAACACACTGTCCGAAAAAATCAAAGAAAGAATGATACAGTCATGGACTGCTAGATATAGACCTGATGCGGGTGGAAGACGCCCTCTCATATTAGACGGTGGTATTGAAATTGACTCTGTAGCAAATGTAAACTTTAAAGAATTAGATTTTCAAGCAGCTATTGCTGAAAATGAGAAGATTATTTTAAAAGCACTGGGCGTACCCCCTATTATGCTTGACTCGGGAAACAATGCAAACATTCGCCCTAATATGCGTATGTACTATCTCGAAACTATTCTTCCAATTGTTCGTAAGATGAATTTTGGATTAGAAAGATACTTTGGATTTGCATTATCAGAAGACATAACAAATATTCCGGCATTACAGCCTGAATTACGAGATTCTTCTGCGTACTATACTTCTTTAGTAAATGGCGGTATTATTACTCCCGCTGAAGCCAGAGAGCGATTAGGTTTCGAGGCTATAGAAGGTACCGAAGAGATACGAGTACCTGCGAATATTGCAGGTAGTGCAACAAACCCAGAGGAGGGAGGACGACCTCCCGAGCCTGAAGAAGGAGAAGAATAAATGGCAGTTCGAGTAAAGAAAACTGTATTAGATATTGCATATAAACATTTCAGTGAGTTTGGATTACCTCTTGATATTGAATATAAAGCTTATACAGGTATTGTAGGGCCTAAAGAAGCCCTATCAGTTCCCTCAATAAAAAGAAGCTTTAAAGCCTGGAAGTATTTACTTCATGCATTGGTAAAACATCACCCTGACTTAGTTAAAAAGCCGGAGCCAAAACCTGCTCCAAAACCTGCTCCGAAGCCTAAAGCTGCTCCGAGCAAGCCTGCTAAAGCAGAAAAGAAGAGTGAAGAATAATGGAAAAAATCTTTAACCTTACTTCTACCTTTAAGGCTTTTGACGAAGATGACGATGGTAGCGTTCACATTTGTGGAATGGCTAGCACTGCTGACTTCGACCGAGCTGGGGATACAATCTCAGCAGAAGCATGGACTAAGGGTGGCCTTGGTAACTTCGAGAAGAATCCTATCATTCTTTTCAATCATAACTACGACAAGCCTATCGGCCGCGCTACAGGACTTAAAGTCACTGAAAACGGTCTCGAACTAAAGGCTAAAATTTCTAAGTCTGCGCCCGATCATGTCGCGCAGCTTGTAAAAGAAGGCATTCTTGGAGCATTTTCTGTTGGTTTCCGAGTCAAGGATGCTGATTACCTATCGGAAACCGACGGATTAAAGATTAAGGACGCTGAGTTGTTTGAAGTATCGGTAGTATCGGTACCTTGTAACCAAGCAGCTACTTTCTCTCTGGCGAAGTCATTTGATTCTATTGAAGAATACAATGAGTTCAAAAAAACTTTCACTAATAGTGTAGATCTAGCCGGTCAGTCTCTGGCTAAAGATGAAGATTCATTTGAAGCTAGTGATACACCGGATGGAACTGAAAAGTCAGTTCAAAAGGAGATAAACATGTCGGAAGTAAAAACTCCCGAAATCGACCTGGACGCTTTTGCTAAGAAGGTGGCGGAAGAGACTGCTGCTAAGATTGCAATTCGACAGGCCGAAGAAAAAGCCGCAGCTGTAGCTGCACAAAAAGAAGCAGAAGAAGTTGAAGCTGCTAAAACCCTCGAAGCTGAAACTGTAAAGTCTGTAATTAAGACAGGCATTGAGACAGGTGCTGAGCGCCTTCTTGCAGACGTCGAAGCAAAACTTGCTGAGAAAGATGCTAAGATGGATGAAGTAATTCTTCAGTATAAGAAGGACTTGGAAGAGAAGAGCGATGAGATCACTAAAATGCGTGAGTCTAAGCGTGTATTCTCTGATCGTTCAAACGACGTAAACACTGTCTCTAAGTGGGGCAAAGAGTTTATGAATGCACACCTTCTTGGTGTAATGACTGGTAAGGGCCTCGAAGGCACTTCCTATGGTCGTGACATTATCGAGAAAGCTGGTGTAACTTATGCTTCTGCACAGCCTAACATTGCTACTGAAGTATCTGGTCAAATCGAAAAAGAAATCATGCGTGAGTTACGACTTGCACGTGCTTTCCGTGAAATCCAGATTAATTCACAAGCACAAGTATTGCCAATTCAGCAAGACACTGGTTTGGCTACGTTCCAAACTGGAGCTGCTGCAGCTGGTAACCTACAAACTCGCGGTGGAGCTGCTCCACAGCCTTCACAGGTAACTTTGAAAGCGTTCCGCTTGATCTCTACTACTCTCATGGATAACCATGTAGACGAAGAGATTCTTATCAACTTAATGCCTATGTTGGTTGAGTCAGTAGCACGTTCACACGCTCGTGCCGTTGATGACGCTATCTTGAACCACGATTCATCAGGTTCTGATGACTTCAATGGTTTGATTAAGACTGCTGGAACCAACGTCTTTGATACTTCAGTATCAGCTGCTAACCTTTCAGGTACTTCAGTAGATGCAGCCGACTTCTTGGGTGCTCGTAAGATGATGGGTAAGTATGGTATGATGCCTGAAGAGCTCGTGTATGTTATTTCACAGAAGCGTTACTACGATCTAATCGCAGACACTGCTTTTGCTGACATCACAGACGTAGGTTCTGATATTGCTACTAAGCTCACTGGTCAAGTTGGTGCGATCTACGGAACTCCCGTAATTGTATCTGACAACTTTGGCGCAGAAGCTGATAATGCTTGTGTTGGCCTCGCAGTCAACATTCGTAACTTTGCTATTCCACGCCTCCGCGGTGTGAATGTAGAGCAAGACTACGAAGTAATGAACCAGCGTAACGTTATCGTTGCTACTCAGTCACTTGGCTTTAACCAGCTAGTTGCTGACACTTCAACTGACGTATCGGTAGTTCGACTCAACGCAGTAGCCTAATAGCTAAGCTATAGAAACTGGGGAGGTTCTCCTCCCCAAGTTTTTATTAATTGACTTATTATGACAGATTTAGTAACTCTTGCAGAATACAAAGAAGCCGAGGGGATTGCAAGCCCTAAGGAAGACCTTCGTCTTGCAACTATAGTTCCTGCAGTGAGTCAATTAGTAAAAACTTATTGTGGTAATAGCCTTATTGACTATTACTCCTCAAATAAAGTAGAAACATTTAGTATTGACTGGGATACTCATATAGTACAACTAACAGAGAGTCCCGCTAATAGTATTGTTTCAGTACAGAAAAGAGATTCCGTTTCAGAAAGTTACAGCACCGTGCCAACAACAGACTATTATCTAGATAACGCGACGGATAGTGTACTGTATGTAACGGGATCTACCTATAAGAACTGGCCTAAAGGGGCCGGCGCAGTTAAAGTTACTTATACTGCAGGGTACTCTGCGTGCCCTTCAGACTTGAAACTTGCAGTATTTGATTTAATTACTTACTACTTAAAAGATGAGCACAAAGAACGAAGAACTTTAGCAGGGGCAAGTATTCAAAATGCAGGCTCAACTAGCTTACGAGATAGTGTGGCATTTCCTGATCATATCAAGAGAGTGTTAGACTTATATAAAAACTTTTAATGAGTAGTTCAAAACTCAATGAGTTAATAAAACAAAAATTATTAAAAGATGTTGACAGAGCAGCACGAAACACTATTGGAAAGGCTTCACGAAAAGCCTTATCTACTACATCTGCCAGCCAGTGTTTGGTACTTGATCGTAGGGCAGTTACTGCTTTAACTCTAGGCATGGAAGAAGGTATAGGAAGAAAACTAACTTCATACGAAAGAAAGAAATACAGATCTTCTGTAAAAACTTTTTTTATAGGAATGTCGAAGCCTTACCCTAACGTACCAGGACGTAAATACTTTCTGGATATTTTAAGACGAAATAAATTAGAGCTAGGTAGGAATATATTCTTTTTAGGAACTGATTTTGATGGTATAAAAGCAAAATACCACAAGCATAACAAAAAGTTTATAAAAGATACAAAATCTTTAAACGGCACTGATTATGATGTAAAGAAGCCTGGAAGCCCTGGAGGAAATGGAGTTCAGTTTGACCATGGAGCAGAAGGTACCGCAATAGGAACGCTAGGCGGTGGCGCTTCAGCCGTATCTGTGGCGCTTGATAAAGGCGTAGATTTTGAACATTTAAAATCTGTAGCGTCTGAGAACTTAGAAGCAATACTTGCAACTCAGTTCCATGAACTATCTAGTAGTGCTCGCAGCAAAATGCACAAAAGACTTTTTGACATTATTATAAATCAAGATCAAGTAGTAAAGCCTGGAACGGGCGGCGGAATAGTTGGCGGAGTAGGTATAATAATTAGACCTATAAAAACAAAAGATAATGCATCAAGGTCTACATTAGAGAAACAAGAACAAGCCGCTCTAATAGAAGCTGTATCTAAAACTATAGAAACTACAGATTGGTTCGCTCAGGAAGGATCAAGCAGTTTACGAAACAAAGCCAAAGCAGCAGCAATTTTAAGTGTGACCGATCCTTTAACAAAGCTTAGTAAAAAAAGCAAAGGTAAACTGTCTTTAAAACTAGACCCTAAAATTACACAAACAGCATTAAAGACAAATAGTAAGGGCAGCAAGAGAACAAAAAAAGATAGTGGTGTGTCCCCTACTGCGTATACTACTAAGAAGGGGCGCTTAGCAACGGGTGCAATTGCTAGTAAAGTGGGTAAAAGAGCTAAGCAATCTAATTTTAATACTGTATCAATGATAGGAATACTAAACAGTAAACTTTCTGATACAGTAGCTAAAAATATGGGCAGTCCTAAATTAAATTATAGAACAGGTAGATTTGCAGGAAGTGTAAGAGTTACAGATATTACTATAACGGCCAAAGGACATCCTAGTA